CCCCCCTCTTTCGAAGTTCAAAATGAACGAAATGGACGAAAGCTCGTCAGAATTCACGTTCTACAACTTGATAGTTTCCAGTCAAGTTGAGTTCGAGAATCTCTTCAATCGCTTCATTCGTTGCTTCGACTTGATCGGCTTCGGTGAGGTCAGTGCTAGTGGTAGTGACCCGTGCCAGGTAGGCACAGGTGTGGTAACCCTGAGTAACATCAAAGCTAAACCACTCTTCGAACTCATCGAAAGGATCGTAAGGATTGTCCTCGGTAGTGAGTGCTAGGCGTAGCATGGGTCTAAACACCCCGTTTCAAGGACAATGGACAGTTGACAATGGACAAGAAGCTAGCCATTCAGGTACTCCCTAACTCTAGCTGTAGAAATGCCCAATGCCTCAGCGATCTGTGCTGTGTTAGCTCCGTTAGATCGAAGAGTCTTGATTCGATCCTTCTGAGCACCAGCAAGAGGAAGCTTCTCCTTTGGTAAAGCCAGTGACTTGATGGTGTCAAGATCAGAGTTGGCTAGAATATGCTCCATCATCGAGTTAGATATAGCACCCTTCTGGATGGCCTCCCACTCACGAGGGGTGGGGACCACTCTTGTGCCTTCTCTATCGTAACCAAGACGGCGGCGGGCGGTCTTGATGGCCATGGCCTCTAGCTTAGCCCGTTCTTTCTTGGTCAAATTTGGATTCGATTCAAGCTTCTTCTGCACAACACCTTGTGCCACTAGCTGTGCCTGCCGCTCTAGGGGCTTCTGTTTGAGGGCCCGGTTCAATTTAGCGCGGAGGGTGGCAACTTCAGGGGCATAGCTCTTAGCAGCCCGGGGGTCTCGTTTGATGGCGGGGGTTGAAATAGCACGCTTCCTAATATTGTTGGCCATAGCCTTCAACTCGTTGGCGTGCTGTGCGTAAATACCCTCCATCAGTGTACCGGAGGACAGCTTCCTAGCATCGGTAGCCTCTGCCATCCTGGTGGTCTTGGTCTGCTTCTTGACTAGCTTGCCCTGCTTGTTAATATAGGACTCGCCAGTCTCCTCGTAGACCCTGCGACCAGTGGCTGCATCATATGGACCGCCCTTCGCTGCACTGCGCGGCTTACGATGGGGTACATACTGAACACCCTTGGACCTGGAAATAAGAGTGGCTGCACCTTTATCGGCGCCGCCCTGGTACTTCCTCTTCAATGCGGCGATGCCATTGTCTACCTCGGACTGTTTGTAGTTGAGATTATGCTTCTCGGCATCAATAACAACCATGGAGTGACGAACAGCCCGGGACAATTCATCGGCGCTGGCACCCTTGAGAGTCATGTCAGTAATAAGATTGGATACCTTACCCATCTGGGTCTGAGTATCCGACATCCTCTTCATCCCAGGGTAGCCAGGATATGTTCTCTTGGGGTCGAATCCCTTCAATCCCTTGAGTGGAGCGGTGGAACGAATCCTGGTCTTTCCCTTGTTGGGAATTACCAGGACGGAGTCGCCATCAAAATCAGCACCGCTAAGACGCTCAGCGACAGAAGGATGGATCCCAATAGCATCCCTAGCATTGCCAAGAATACTTCGAGACTTCTTACCTCGGTTGTTAACAGTGAGCGTAGGAATCTCGAAAGTCCCGCCATGAGGATAACGCACGAGACTAACAACGTCACCGTCCCGATAGTTAGGAGCATATACCTCACCCTTCTTGAGATGGGGCATCGGCAATAACACCTGGGACGCTTGACCCGGGAGGGCCTTGGCCTTAAGATGTACCGAAGCCGAGTCGCAGTCATCAGCCAGGGACATGAGCATCCGCTTACGAATAACAGGATTCGTAAGACCCATGATCACATCGAGCTGCTTCCGCTTTTCATCACGGACAGCCTGAAGTTGGCGCTTGGCCAATTTGGGGGACTGCTTGGATAAGAACTGTGAGGCCAGGGACTGGGACCATGAGTCCCACTTGCCCTCCTCATTCACAATATTGAGTGCGCTCAGTTCCTTCTTGCCGGTCTTCGGGTCCTTAAATAACTTCTGTTTAACGACCGCACCAAATGGATTCTCGGGATCATCCTTCATGGGCTTGAGGACCGTGTGGTCCTTGGAGCCCAGCATGGGTGTCCCCTTCTTCTTGTTGGTGTTGAAGACTATGTCCTTGCCCTTCGGAATATCATCCGAGTACATGGCCATGCCCTTGAGGTAGTGCGTTCCGTCGACGGAAATACGCACCTGGGCGTAGTTGGAGCCACCGAGGCTGAGCTCTTTGACTCCACGACGGAGCAGAATAACCCCATCCATGTCAGTACCGCCGTCTTCGGCGTACTTGATGGCGACCTTCTTCGAAGATATGGCTCTAGGAGTGCGAAGCCCGGTCGACAGCAACCCCTTCTCGTCGATGACCACACCAGGAGTACGGATCTTGTCCCTCTGCGCATGAATATCGGCAGCTTTGGTGCCGGGAGGGGCGAGAACCTTGAGGATGGTGTAGTTATCGCTGTTAGCCTGCTTGACCTTGACGTCGTGAGTAGTATATCCCTGAGCCTTCAGGGCCTCGACGGCGGTCTTCAAAGATGTCGACGAACACTGGAGGTTCTGCTCAACGCCGAGACCGTACTCGATGAACTTCTTCTGCTTCACCTCGTCGGCCAGAATATCCTTGACCCGGGTGATCTCGTCCTTGCGATATGATGCGTTGGGCTTGAGAAGCTCACGAACCGAGGACTCGTTGAGTCCCATGCGTCGACCGATCTCTGTATTAGGCAGACCAGCGTCCTTGAGGCGAGATGCTCGAGAAATATCGCCAGCCTTCTTCTCGGCGCGAGCGATACTGTTCACAGCACGGTACTCGGTGGTGCTCATGCCCCAGGCCTTGGCGATATCGACCTCGGACATGCCCTGAGCCTTGAGTTTGTCTCTCTCGGCGAGGAATCCCTGGGCTGACTGATATGGATCCTTGCCAGATCCCCAAGGGTAGCGACCCGAGTGTCGTTTAGTCCCGTAGTGTTTGAGGATATCGGAGGGCATCAGTTCTCCTCAGTCTTGATCTCCTCGATGAGCTTGTCAAACCAGACGATCTTGTCCATGATATGGGCAATGTCATCGGGCTTGGGGTTGTCTACCAGGATATCATCGTTCTGGTAGATGCGAGTCTCGACGTTGATCTCGCCGGGCAGCTTCTCGTACTCCAGGCAGAACAGTGCCGCGTAGATATGAAGCTGAACCATGTTGACGCGAGTCACGCCGGTCTTGAGGTCGTGGATGCGGAGAAGTTTCTTCTTCTCGTCGAAGCCGATGGCGTCGGCGGTCCCAAATGCGTTCTCGCTGTGATATAGAACGACCTCGGGATCAAGACCGTAGCCAATGGCGTCGTTCACGTAGGCGTTGAAGGTAGCCTTGTTCCTCGGCATCCGCATCTTTAGGCGAATATGCTCTGCGGCCAGGGCGTGAAGCCTGGTCCCCATCGCTGCTGCCTGCGCTGTCCTGAATGCCTCGCCCAGCTTCTCGTCGTCGTAGTTGACCCAACTGTGCTTGCTGGCGCTCAGAAATGCGTGCAGGCCCTCCAGCCTTGAGTGTACGTTCCAGTTCATCGAGCGTTCCTTTCTCGTTCTCTGGGTATATGAATGATGCGAAGGACCACTCACCGAGCTTGTCGATGAAATGGTCCTGGTTCGGTCGGTGAGCAGCGTCGGCGCTTCTCTTGACCTCGAGTGCGGCCCACTTGGATCCGAATATGATGATCAGGTCGGGTATGCCCTGATTGTGGTTCGGATCGTTCTTAAGGACGAGGCAGCCAGGAAGGCGTTCCTCGATCCTGGATATGAGTCCGCGCTGGTAGTCGCGCTCGAGCATGGGGTTTATCCTCGAATCAAGAATTATACCCCACGGTTGGCCCTGGCGCCGCATGTGTCGATACTCGTAAGTTGTTTGAGTTTACTATGCGGTGTTGAGGTAGCGTAGTTCGGACCAACCGTGGGGGTATGCTGAAGGGAGAGGGGTCGAAAATATAGAAGGCCCAACTCCTTCATTAGGATGTATGTTCGCGACGCGGTCTATTGTACATGTCATTACGTCTTGTGGTAGGGGTGCTATACATGCACTTGCCAAATGCCAGAAAAATTCTTATACTCTCTATATATAAGAAAATTCACTCAACTCCTGGTAATCAGAACAAAACTGGCAAACTGGCAAAATAGGGGGTAGATCGTTGCAATTGCAACGAAAAGTGGTTGCCAGATCCCTTGCCACCCCCGTTTCAAAACTGGCAAATCGCCCCAAAACTGGCAAAATTTGGCGCACGTGTACAATACCGATTTCGCCTCTTGCCAGATCTGGCAGAAAACTGGCAAAAAAACTGGCAAACGCATACGTCACTCCAGTCACACAAATAACAGAATCGTTGCCCACCCGCCGCACCAAGTGGTACAACGGGTGGTACAACAATCACCTCAGAGACTCGTAAAAACCCCTCTCATTGAAGATCTCCTTGACCCGAATCGCCCTCGAAATGGCCTGATCGATGGGTGACTGGCTCTTCAGATAGTAGTAGTTCAAGACTGAATAAGGAGTGTTCAGTCTGTCGATTCGCCCCTCACACTGCTCCATGACCTTCCAAGAGTAGTTCTGAGAGAAGAATATCATCGTATCACAAGTGGTGCAGTTCCAAGCCTCCGCACCAGCCGTGTACTGCACAAGGTATACCCATCGCTCACCCTCCGGCAAGGCTTCATGCTTGTGCCCGTTGTACTCAGCAATCGGCACTCCGAGAATATCCCCAAGAGACCGCAGCATGAAGAGCTCATAGTCGAAATTATAGAAGACGATGACCCTAGGATGCTTCTCGCACAAGGCTCTCACCGCCTCAAGTCTCACAGGATCCTCATTCGTCACTCTCCTCAAGACATGACAAAGGCCTCCTGCGTTCTTGATGGGCTCTTCCTTGTACGGATCGAAGCGATACTTCTGAATCGTACGATATGGCTTCTCCTCATAGGATACCAGGACGTCCGTTCGCTTCTTAACCGTCTTCTTTACGAAAGGCATGTCCACGAGGACCTTCTTCCGAAGCCGTAGCAACTTCCCCTGCCCAAGATATCGCTCAAGACGAGGATAGCCCGCTCTGTAGTTGAACTGACAGTGCTCCCGCTCGAACTGGGTGCGGTTCTTGAAGAAACCATTGGCGATAAATACCGGGCAGTAGTCCATCCAGTTATCACCAGGCGTGCCAGACAGCATGATCCACTCGTTCTTACGAGCCATCTTGACAAAGGTCTTGGCCCATTTGCCGCTACCGATGGCTCTCTGCTCATCGAATATGATGAAGGAGTCACGGATGTCACTGTAGTTACTGATGTTGTTCCACGAATCGACTGTCGTGTAGTCCGTCAGCCCATACATCGAGACATCCCCCTGCCAATCAAGGTCATCCCTCTTGCGAGCAGTGGTGATTATATATAACCTGGGTCCTTCGGCAAGCCGCCTCGGAAGATCGGTCGGATGCCGCACCCCCAGCACTCTCTCAACGTAATACTGGAGGGCGACAACCGACTTCCCCGAGCCCGGCTTACCGGTCAATATGCACCCATTCCTCAGGTTCTCCACCGCTTCAACCTGATGGGGCCACAGATCAACCGGTCCCAAGGTTCAGTCCTCTTCGGTGAGTATCTGGACGTATGGCTCGTCCACATTCACGGCGACACACGGAAGATCTTCGAATATGACCTCGTCCTCGATAGCATCCCGAACGGCCGCCATGAGTCCTCCGTCGCTCACGTAGGACCAGATATTGAAGATACCCTCCTTCTCATAGATGATCTTATCCCCTCGGCTGATGACCAGAATGATGTGGCCCGGAGGAATCATGATGTCTTCCTTTCAATATCGTACAGCGACGGCCGCATCCAAATGGTTGTCAGATGGTTTACGTCGTCCTTCTGCTCCCACTCTCGGCTTGAGAAGGTCATGACGCCTCCGTCAACTAACCGGAAATACCAGACAGTCCAACCGGTCTCGTCGTACTCTGCCCAGCGTTCGCTGAACTCGGCCCTCCGAATGTCATTCCCGTACTCCCAGATCAGGATATACGGATCGTGCCCGTCGTTGTGCGGACTCCTGTACTCACTCACCACAGAACTCCTTGGTAGATAGTTTCCCACTTGCATCGTTTGGCGTCCCACGCCCTCCTCATCGAGTCGCTGTGAGACTCCAGGAAGAGATTTGAGAGCCTATTATCAGTCAGGTCACCATTCAGGTGGGCGACCCGCTGCAAGGGCTCCAGAGGGCCGTTGAAGGCCTCCCAGACCAGCTTCTGGACATACTTCGTCCGTCTAATCCCACGATCCCACAGGGTTACCTGGACATACCCATTCGCCCTAAGACAGGAGGTGAGAATCTGACCAGTCGAGATACGACGAATCCTACCGAGATCACTGACCTCAATATCGTCGATGATGCTGTCTTTAAATGTCTCAGTAGGCGCCAAGTCGGCAGTGCTGGGGGATTCCACTCTCCCGCTCTCCTTTCACTCCGTCGACCATGTGAATATAGTACTCGACTGGCATGTATTCCTTCCCATCCTCCTCGATGATGGGTTTATACTTCGGTCCGTCCTCCTTATCCCCCTTGGGCGGAAAGTAAGAGTACTCGTCACTGAGATACAAGTTGTCCAGGGCGCAGTTCCAGACGTTGCCGTCTTTGTGGCAGAGATAATGCGAGTTGACTTTCTCTCCCATGAACGTCTCCCAGACCGTGAATGCAACCGGGAATGTCCGGCTATTCCCGTCGACACGGACTGAGAACATGAGGTTGGTCCTGCTTGGAGGCATCATGGGCTTGATCCGATGCAGGGTGGTCATGTTGATCAATTCGCCACCCCTGCTGATAGCAAAGCCCGGCCAGCGATCCAGAGGCGTGAACTCCTCGTTCAGGTCCTTCAGATATAGGTTCTCCAAGGAGCAGTTCCATGGATCATCATCCTTGTACCGAACCTCGTGCATGAATGGGATCTCGCCGTGGAAATGGGTCCAGATGATCTTGCTGAGGAGCTGAACCCGGTAGCGATGTCCTTTGTAAAAACGGATCTGCGGAAGACCGTACCTGGACGTCCGGATGGGGATAAGCTTGCCTGAGCGCTTCCCGTAGACAGTTCCGTCTTCTCGGATATCGTAGATGTTCGGGTCGGGCATTGGGTCAGCGGTTGCCATTAGTAGCCTCCTCCACGAGACGGTATGCAGAAATCATGTCGTCCGCCACTCCAAGTAACCCTTCCTTGTGCCAGGCGATCCAGTGTTCGCCGTGTCGCTCTACAATATACGCTTTCATGCCCAGTCCTCCTTGACAATTACGGTATCCTCAGTCCACTCCTCGCAGATAAATTGGTCGATGGGGAGGTATGTGAGGGTGTCATCCAGCTCGACGATGACTAAAGCGGCCCGGGGATCCTCGTCTCCGATGTCTCCGTTACAACATAAATCTTTGATCTTTCGCTGAGCTACACGACCATCGAGAGTCTTCAGAATCAGTTTCATGCTAGCCTCCTACACGTGTACAATACAGAAAAAATGAGGATTAGTTCTTGTAACGAGCGGTGATGACCTGGGATACGTCGTCGACGTCAAACTCACGGAGGCGTGACGATAGGTAGTTGAGGCGACAGTCACCGGTCTCCACCTGGAGGTCGCCGTGTTTCATCCAAGTTATCTCGCCCTCGATAGTATAGAACTTGAAGTCTATCGTCTCGATATTGACTGTCCAGATATCAGGATCCTTAGCCTCCTCGCTCGGGGGAAGTTCCCAGATAATCAGAGAGTCGTCTCCGACGATGTCAAATGCGCAGTCATCGGTACTGGCCTGGACCTCATGGACACCAAGTTCGTTATTGGTATCGACCTGTACGATCCACTCGGTGAACCCGGGCTTGTCGACTTTGGCTGTGGCGACGATGTCGAAGTCGTAGCTACGGCCCTCGCGTGTGTGAAAATAAAGCTTCTTGAGCATGCGTTCGTTCCTTCTAGTGGGTACGGGGGCCCCAGGTCTCCCCAGGGCCCCCGTGGATATGGATGTCAGTGCAGGATCGGCTCGTAGAGACCCCAGAGTTGTCCCTCAGTCATGAGGTCGAACTTGTTGTCGCTACGGCGGATGATCCATTTGCCTACGGCTCCGGTGTGAAGGTGAGCCTTGATCTCCTCGTCGCTGGCGGCCCAGTTGCGGACCAGACGGAGATTGTCGTTCGTGATCTTGACGGCCTCGCAGACGCTACGGCGAGGGTTGAAGAGCTTGACTTCGAGCGGCATCAGAACGGAACCTCCTCGGTGTCGGCGCCCTCGGCGTACATAGCCTCAAGTTCGTCCTCCACGATAGTGAAGAAGCCCTTGTCAAGATATGCCGAGCAGAACTCCACTCCAGCTTGAGTACTTCCGTGGTAGGGGCGGAGGGCAATATCGGCCCGCTCTAGGTCTGCGAAATCGAGGGCGCCGACTGTCTGCTCGTTCAGGAGCGTACGAGTACGTCCGATGATTGAGACGATCTTGGGCGGACGGCCTCCGAAGTTGACCTTCACCTTGATATAGGGGAGTGGCTCCTCCGTGTCGTCCCGAGGCTTCAGGGTCTTGATGTTGAACCCTTCGGTCCGGAAGTCGTCGACGGCATCGTCAGGGAGGATAACGCAGAAGGTGCGACCCGTGTTCCCGAATCGGTCCTTCTCACCAGCGAAGTTGCGGAAGAGAAGTCGGGCATTCTTGATAGTGTAAGTGTTGACGGCCATGTCGTGTTCCTTTCTATGGGGTAGTAGTCTTGGGATAGAACTTGGTCGACGAAATAAGGAGGCGAGTACAGATCGTACTTCACAACCCCCCTTCCTGGCTGACGATACCGCGGTCCTGGAGCCTACGGATTAGCCATCGGGCATCCAGCTCATCCGTGATAATACTGTGGATTAGCCAGATCCAGTTCTCAATCTCGGGGGTGATTGCTGCACCAGACTCTTCTGTTAGGAACTCGAGCTCGTGGAGAAACGTCTGGAGTTGGTAGTCGCTGAATTTCACGACCCTCGACGGCAGAGATTCAAGAAGTGCCTGGATGCCTGCCTTGCCGTCGTGGATAAGACGGATTGGCTTAAATGGGAGGTCACTCATCAGATACCCCCTCAATGGAGTTGATTCCGACGATAAGACCCGCCTCTACAAGGCAGCGCACGAGGTCCCGGTCGTCCAGCTCAGTGCGGCAGATATCGAGGAGATTCTGGACTGTCTGGCGACGGTAGTGACCATAGCTGCTGCGGTCACAGCACTCGAGCTTATCGATGAGCTCCTTGATCTCGTCGTCCTTCAGGTTAGCCACCTCGTCCCGAAGGTAGCTGGTGTAGCCGACAAGGATATCATTAGCGGTCTGGCCGCCGTCGTAAACAGAAGAGAGCATTGGTTCGTTCCTTTCTATCGAGAAACCTAGAACCCGGGTTGGGTTCTAAGTGTGAGGTTGGTTCAGTTGGTCTTGAATGTGTCGCAGATGTTCTTGGCCATGGCGAGCATGTCCTCTTTGGTCGCTGCGAGCTGGTGCTGGTCGCAGTAGTCACGTGTCGCGTAGTAGGCGAACGTAGCTATGGCGAAGCCAACACCCATCTCAGCAAGGTTGGTGAGGACGTACTGACGGGCGAGGGAGGGGCAGGACATGACAGTACCTTTCTGGTGGGGGTCTCATTATATGCCCTGCCCGTCTCGCGATTCATGCTGCTAGGAAGGTATCGACGTCCGTATACTTCTGAATTTGCCCTCGGGCAGCGTCCACGAGTTCCCTTCCATATCGATTGTCCAGCTTAGCTCGCCAGCTGTCTCCGGCGTCTTCGTAATCAAGCCAGAGATACCCCTTGCAACCTCCGACATCGCCGTACGAAATAACCTCATTACCCTCGCTGTCCACTCGATGATTCTCTCGTACAAGTCGACCGGCCCCGGGAGTGTCTGGGTTAACAGGAATGAAGCGCCCGACGCGTCCGACGAATTTGCGGTCATTCTCGCCGAATTCAAGCAGCATTCGTGTAGTAACCGATCGTGTCTGGGCGACATCTTCGAGAGCCAGAGGATCTCCGGTGAAGAGAGTCTTGTAGACAACGGGCTCTTGGAACTGCTTGCCCGTTGCGTGCCAACCTTCTTTGTCATGTGCGATATAGACGGCGTCGTTGACGAGCAGCATACGATCGTAGGTCGCTTCGTGCTCGAATGTATAGCCGTACTTCTTCCCAAACTCGAAGACCTCCGAAATGATGCGATCGTCGGCGTTCGGGATCTTGATCGAGTCGGTCTTGATGTGCGCAACGGTGTATCCTTTCTCCTGAACGAAATGTTTCAGGTCGATCATGAACAACGCGCCGCGCTTGGCGACGATGTTGTCCACGTTCCGGGGGTCTCGGAGTGGGTTGTCGAATTTGGCGGCGGTGAGTCCGTACGTCGAATTCAGTGCGATCTTCAGCGCATAGGCCAGAGCGTCGAGGTTCGAATCGTCGTCCAGATATGGAGCCAGTGCCCCGTTCAGGATCGTTCGAGCCTCGTCTAGCTCCTTGTGCTTGATCAGGATACGAGCCTTCTTGAGCTCGCTGTATCTCTTAGTGTACGGACCGAACAGCTGGAGATTCTCGATCGATGTTGGGTGCATCGACGCAATATCCAGCAGGGCCACTTTCTCATGGTATCCAGGGTTGGCGTAGACGTATCCGCCCTCGCCGACCTCCTCACCACGATATGTCGACTTGCCGTACTCGTACTTGTAGCCGGGGAACATCTCCGACAGGTCTGTGTACTGCAAGTACTTCTGAGTGTCCCGCTGACCCTGGAATATGATCTGGGTGGTCAGCTTGTTGGTGCTGGAGTTAACCGGGAGACCAGCGATAGCAGCAAGGATCTGCCGGGCCTCCCAGTCCGCCTCCAGATGGTCCCATACCTTCTCTGTGGCGATGACGTCGTTGTCACAATATGCGGCGACCTCCTCCCACATCTCCTCCGGCACCGGTTCGTCCCAGGGAAGGCCGAGCTCCTTGTGGTGGATACCCAGTTCGATCTCCCACTTCTTGAGGGATTGCTTCTTGGCGGCGAAGTCGTAGATATCGGTATAGGACAGGTTGTAGGCCTCTCGGAATCCCTCCTTGATAAGGTTGTTGATGATCTTACGAGAGAGGTGATAGAGCTGGATGTTCGAGTAGCCCAGGATGCGACCGTAGAGGATATGGTTGTCGTACCGGCGGTTGTTGAATCCTACGAGCTTCCGCTCCACAAGATCAGAGATCTCGTTCGGAGTCGGATTGATCATCCTCTGGATCTTGTTGGCGCCACGGACCTTCCAGTTCACAAGGAACAGGTTCGGAAATACCTCGACGTCGTAAATGATCGGAGTATCGTCGTCCGGCTCCTCGTAGGTCTCCTCATGGTCGCTCTCCGAGGAGAACGGCATTTCCTGCACCAGCTTGATGCAGTAGTCGGCCTGATGGGTGGACTTCATGGCGAACGTGAGGACCTTCTGCCTCATGTCCGACACGTCGTAGTCCATCCCAGACTCCTTGGCGTCTGTCAGCACCTTCATGATGAAATCGATGCTGGGCTTCGTGCCAGGGTGGAACTCCTTCCGCAGGTTCCGCTCTATGAGCTTCCGGATGGACTTCTCGTTCTGCATGACCTCCTGGCGAATCAAGGGTTTCTCCTTGACGGGGAGATATCCGTCCTCAACCGCGGTAAGGCCCTGGTGGGCGGTGCACTCAGTGAGACGTCGACGGAGGGCGGATTTGCCTGAGTAGACCTTGCACTCGACTCCGGGCCGCACCAACCGTGAAAGTACGGAAGGATCCCCCGAATATCGATAGTGGATGTGGATTCCGCCCCCCGATCGGCTGAGTTCAGCATAGGAGGGAACCCACCTGCGAGCCTCTTCCAGACACTTGTCTCTGTCCTTGTCGAGGTCGATGTCGATGACGACGTCTTGCTCGGGTACGAGGACATAATGCTCCTTTCTAGTGTCCAAGTCCTTCAGTGTGGTCGTGACGTCGTCCCAACGTTTCGCTGGGAGGCCGTTTTCACTGGCGTACTGTGCAGGACAGTCCTTGTAGAGCTCGTCGAGATATGACGGCTGCTCCTTCATCTCGGTCCAGTCCGAAATCGGGCTCTCCTTCTTCTCCCCCTGGGAAAATTTGGTTTTCAATAGTCCCTTGTACACCTTGCGCCGGCTGGTTCCATCGACCATGATTCGATCGTGAAACTCTTCGAAGTAATCCCGGATCTCGTCCTTGAACTTGTACATAGGATACATAGCTCCGTCCGAATATGTCTGGGAGTACTCCTTGTACATCTCGTAGATGCGCTTGAGCGCGACACCGTTCTCATCATCCAACTCGTCCTGATAGAAATCGAGGAAGTTGAAGATAGGATTGGTCTTACTCATCATGCCGATAGGCTTGTAATCGTCGTAATATGACGGGCCCTTGGACTTGTAGAGTTCCATGCAGTGTTTGACGATGGACCCTCGCTCGTCCTCGAGTTGAGACATGATCTTTTTGTACCTACGAATATCGAGCTTTCGACCGGAAGGTTCTACGTCGATGAGACGCCTAGTCAGTCCGCTCTTCGAGTCGGTGATAAGGACAGGCAGGTTGGTACCCAGGAACAGCATCGCCTCGGACTTGAATGTATATAGGGATTTCCCCTTCTCATTCATGACCATAGGTTCGTGAGACACGAGACTGTTCAGGCGGCTGTTGTCCTTGATTCGGGCGAGGTTGCCGTCGTGCTGAATAGCTACTCGAGGGTTCGACTTGAACGGCTCGAGGGCGAATTGGTCGCTGGGGCGCCCAAGGGCTGCCGCATCGAACTGCGCGATATGACCATCCAGTAGTCTCGAGATGAGATTCAAGACGGTCGACTTGCCCGATCCAGCAGATCCGTAGAGCACGAAGAACTTCTGGATCCAGGTAGAGTCCCCCGTGAATACGGATCCGATGGCCCACTCGAGTTTCTCCCTCTCGTCCGGATCGTAGAGGGTGCTCATGAGCTCCTCGTAGGCAGGGCACGGATCGTCACTTAGAGAATACGAGAGTGTTCTGGTTGCGTAGTCCTCCCTCCTAGGAGTCTGATTAGCGAACAGTATCCTGCTATCAAGGGGCTGATGGACGTCGGGAAGTTTAGACATCCACGCCTTGTAATCGGCATATGTCTTGGAGTCGTAATCCCCCAGATACCGTGGCCAGACGGACCCGTCGACTCTCTTCGAGGCCTCTTGGAATCGACGGGTGACGTCGGCGTCCACGATACACGTCAGGTCGTACTCATCAGTACTCCAGAAATGCGTCTCGGGGTTATACACGGCATAGAAGGACTTCCCACGAACCATGAGATCCTTGAATCGGTGCACACGCCAGGCCGGCCGTACCTCGGTGGTGCCCGATTTCAGGGCTCGCTCCTTGATCTCGTAGAAATCCATTTGACTCCTTATATGTCGTAGTTCTCTGCGAGATAGAGTTGCATCTGATACCAGAGCTCAAGGCGATTCTGGTTCGGGAACTCCCTCGACTCGTAGAACTCGGGAACGGACTTGAGAGGGAATATGCCTCCTCGTCCGTGGGAATCGTACTGACGACTCATCCATCGGTTGATAGCCTTCTCGACCTTTCGATCGAGTTTGTCATCCAGCATGACGTCGCAGTCCATGAAGTTGATTCCGAGGTTATTGATCATCTCCCAGAAATAGGGAGCGGGGCCCTCGTCATCATCCAGCTCAAACGCCATACGATCAGCCAGCCCGAGAAGAACCTCGAGAACGTTGGCTGGGCGCTTGAGAAATGCCGGCGGGAGCTCGCCGCCGTAGCGGTTCCGCCACTCACGACCGTCCATGTCCCGATTGCGGTCCATCATGGCAGAGTAGCGGAACTCGGTACGGTAGAGCTTCATCAGGAGGAAGTAACTGTCGAACATGCTCGGCAGCTGACTTTCGTCCTCACCCAAGAATGAGACTAGGAAGTCGAAGTATTCGTCTTCCATCAGTGGGATCCTGAGTACGAGTCCTCAACAACCTCGAGGCGAATATCGTAGGAGAGGCTGAAGTTGCGGATCCACATGACCGTGATCTCATCTGGTCCGAGTATAAGATCGACGTCCCCGAGCCACTCGTTCTTGTTGTCGATCGTGATCATGTCCGAATCGCACAGGACCTCGTCATCGACGAAATACATCAAGTCAACGCGCTCAAAGCCAAATGCGCCCTCGTCGTACTCCTCCTCAGAGATGGCTCGGATGGTCTCGCCCTCCGCAACCTCCTCGTCGTCCTCTTCCTCGAAATCCTCTCCCATAATCTCGGAGAGGTCATCCTCCATGGTGATGTTGAGATACTCGTCGTTGACGATCTCCTCGTACTCGTCCATTGTCGGCTCCTCCACTTCCTCCTCCGGCTCGACCGGAGTTTCTACAGCCTTCTCCTCAGGCTCCTTCTTCTCGCCCTTCAAGTCCTGCACGGCAAGAAATCCTGCCGTAAGACCGACGACGAGCGCCGGTAGTAGTTTCACTTGCGTCCCTTTCGTTTAGTTGCTCGACCGATGGCGAAACCGACCAGGATCAGAAATGCTACCTTCATCGAATTGCCACCCTGTCAATCTGGTCGTAGATAACACCGTCGACGTTGAAGTCAAGGACGAACTTGGTGACCTCGCGTCCGAGGACCGGGTCGTATTCGCGGTAGTTGAATACCTCGAAGTTGCCGAACTCGACGATACCGTCGCCGTCCTCGTTGTCGTAGACCCAGCCTACCACGGAACCGGCAGAGGTCGGAGGCAGCCCGAGACCCTTGTATACGTCATTCAGGAGCAGATATCCACGAGTCCGCAGAATGTCGTTGGCGTAGTTCTCCTGAGCGTGGAGGATCATGAGGCTGTAGTCCTCGTTCCCCTCCCAGGCTTTCGCGTTCTGGTCGAATACGACAGCGTATGGCGAGACGCCGAGCTCACGCATGAACTCCTCAGGCTTAAGCTGGAACTCACGCCCCGTCTCGTTGTAGTAGTCCATCTTTGCCTTATCGAGGGCATTGGCGTCCGCCTCGGCGAGAATACGCTCGGTCTCCTCCTTACCGAAGCCCTCCTCGATACGGTCCTTGTAGTTGCGGAAGGACTCCTCGAGACCAGCGTAGGCCATGGACAGACCTGCGATCCGCTGCGCTGAAATGCGGTGCGCCAGGATCAGAGAAATGGCGGAGGCCGTGCCCAGGCTCAGCGGCAGGGCATAGTGCTTGACAAGATGCTTCGTCAGGTTTCCCCAGGCACGGGCCTTGGCGATCTGAATATCCCGCTTCTCGAACTTCTCCTCGTCCTCGGCCGCCTTGACTGTCGACAGCTCGTTCAGGTCCTCCCAGGTAACCTCGCCGACGCTCAGCGTCTGCTTGGCAGTGAGGACTGCGGTTGCGGTGAAGCCGGCGATTCCCAGCCCCGTCAAGATGGCGGGGGCGTGCTTGGAGACGATGAGAGCGCCCTTGCCGGCGAGGCGCGAAATAACAGTAAGACTCATGATGCGAAGTACTTCCTCTCGTTAAGGCTCTTGTAGACTGCGATTACCTGACCGTCATTCATGCGGTCAACTTTGGCGACCCACGCCGCCGATCCTCCGTATGCTGTGCGCAGCTTAGCGCGCATCTGCTCGACGCTCATTTGTTGTTCCTTATGTCGTTCACGATCGCCGCGATAAGAATGGCATTGATGACCAGTAGGCCTGCGAATATGACCCAGACCGGCAGGGATCCTAAGCCGGCGAGGATGAGAAGTAGAATGAAAACAGTGAGAAAGATAGATGTGAGACCGTAGACGGTTGTCATCTCTTCGTCGTCGTTCATCGGACGTCCTCCGGTTTCGGTAGATCGAGAATGTATCCATTGCGGGAACGGACAGCGCGTCCGCTTCGGAGATCCCGCCATCCCCAGTTCTCATCGGTGTACGACTGGGAAATGCCGGCCATGCCGTACAGGTCTCCCACGGTCGCCACGTCATACTGGTCACAGATGCCGATCAGGTGATTCAGAACATCCTCGGCCTCACTACGGGTTGCGAATATGATGGACTCGAGATTGTGCTCCCGACGGTCCCTCTGCGTGTACGTCCGCTCGGTTGGAGTCTCTCGACGTCCGTAAGTCCGATTGGAATACGAGGTGTACGTCTTGTTGCTGCGAGACCGCTGAGGACCGCCGTCGCCTCCGAAGAGCAGCCGGTCGATCCCGGATGTGAAGATATCGCTCACGGCGTTCTTGACGCTTGGCAGGGCAATATCCCAGAGAAGGTAGTTGGCCACTTCCTTGATGTCCTCGGCGAAGAACGCCTGAAGCGCCTGCTTGCCGAGACTGCCCTTGTCAATACGCGCCGGAGTCTTGACGACCCTTTCGACGGCGGGTTTGGTCTTCCGTGAGTTGGAGGGAAAATCGCCGCGCACGGGTACGTTATCGTTCATGTTCGCTCCTTCTGATATGCGGGGCCCCAGGTCTCCCCAGGGCCCCGCTCGGGTTTCTCAGGCCTCGATCTGGTTGAATACGTCTGGACGATCCTTCTTCGCCTGCTCGAGGAGCGCCTTGGGCATGACGCCGTTGAAGAACTTGATGCTCTTCTTCTCGTCCTCCAGGAGGCTCAGAATGAACTCGTCGTAGAAGATGCTGTCCTTGAAGCTGGCGAGGATCTCGGGTGACTTCCGGAAGCGCTTGCCGTCCGACGACCGCTCGCCGTAAGCCTTGTCGACCATGGTGCGGAAGAACTCAAACAGCTTGAACTTGTCCTTATTGGTCCAGTCCTCAGGCTTGCGGGACATGAACGCCTGAAGCGTGTCAGTGAACCCGCCCGGCTCCGTCTGCTGGAGTTCGATCAGGTCCACCTTGTTCATGTGGAACCAGAGGGTCTCGGTGACCATGTCGCCGTCGAAGGTCTCGGCGCTGACGTTCATCTTGATCATGGATATACCTTTCAGTCCATCGAGTTGAGAGTAGTGGCTGCGAGCGACTTGGTCTGCTTGACAATATGATCCCACGAGGTCTTCTCGTCGAACTTGTCGCTCTTCTGGATGACGCGCTTGACCGTCTTGCCGTTCTCGGTGAGGGTAACCACCACGGCCGCCTGAAGCTCCATCGTTCGTTCCTTTCTAAAAATGAGAAACCTAGAACCCGGGTTGGGTTCTAGGGTGAGTAGGATCAGTCGTTGGTCTCTTCGACGAGCTCAGCGTCCACGACGTCGGCGTCCGATTCGATTGCGGCGGGAGCCTCGTCATCACTGTCGCTGGAGTTAGCAAGGGCCTTCACCAGGACGAGGGCGGCGAAACCGGCTGCGGCGGGCAGCACGTAACGCGCACTCTTCTTGGCGACGGCACCGAGCTTGGTCCAGTTGACGGTGACGATGGGGGTCTCGTCTTCAACGGTCTCGGAGGTCGGAACGGCGGTGGCAACGGTGTTCTCGGACATGAGAGTTCCTTTCGAGTTGATGGGGTCTCGTTATAGTGCGTGCAGAATTTGCGAAAGCCTATGCCCTTTGTTAGAGGGCATAGGGGTCTAGTTGGTCGAGGGTATCTTCACGGAGTCGATGGTCTCGGCAAGGGTCTCGGCGTACTGTCGTCCGGCCTTGTCACCGACATATGTGCCGAGGACACTACTTCCGACGCCGTAGATGGCGGTCAATACCACTCCGGCTGGAGGGCAGAGAGCGCCGACAACGGCACCGGCGGTGATGCTGGCGGATGTCGAGGCGACAAGGGATACGACCTTGTATCCGGTGGTCTCTTTGAAACTCATGGTCATTCCTTTCTAGATGGGTCTCGTTATAGGCGGTGCTCCTTTCACGAAAGCTTGAACCACTTCTCAGTGGGCTCTACGACAAAATCAACGACCACGACGGCCTTTCCGTCATCCGAGACCTGAGCGCCGTAGTGCACCTCGATCTGCCTCTGCTCATTCCACCCGAGCTGATCGCCCAGGGAAATACCCTCGAGGCCGATGCCGGCGTAGAACTCGTTGAGGCTGACGCACATCTCACGGAGGAGAGTGTAGTTCAGTTCATTGACGACACGGTCGATCTTGTTGACGGTGGACTTGAAATAACGACCGCTGTAGGCGTCGTAGAATAGGACATCACCCTCACCACAAATCACAGCAGCGTCACGAGGATATGGATCCATCTTGGACGCGGCATTCTGGGAGATCGTCTTCTCCTCCGGACCAAGGCGATCCTGGACGGAGGCACGATAACGGTCGTACACCTGACGCGTACCCTCGTAGGCGAGGAGAAGGGACGACTCGCGCTTGACCGAGATGCTATGAGCTCCGATGACACAGGCGCCAGTGGCCAATATAGCGATGGCCGGAGGAGCGTAGATCTTGGCGTAGATCTTGATTCGCTGCTCCTTGGTGAGGCGCTTGAAGTCGTCAATATCCCAATCCTGCATCTGACGGTCCGCATGGACGCTCAGAGCGACCGACGCCCCGAGGCCCAGCAGCGCCAGTCCGGTGAGGATATGGTGCGAGTTGCGTACGACGAAGTCTTGGGCGGCTTTGACGAATGCGAGGTTCATTTGCTCTCCTTCTCGATCTTGCTGAGCTCCACTCGCCAGGTCTCAACGGCGACCGGGTCCCTGAGAGCATTGCGGAGCATCTGCTTGACAACCATCGGGTCGACGTAGTCGGGGACCTTGAGTGTGACCTTCTGCGTGTTGGTGACGGGATCCGGTTCAGCGAATTCAACCGAGATGTCGGCGGGGTTCATTTGCGTTCCTTTCTTCTAGGAGAGAGTCTTCTCCCCAGACGGCGTTGAGCAGCGTCTCTTTAACATCCTCGAGGTCGAAGTCGGCGGGGACCACAAGAGTAAATGTCTGGGTATTGTTGCCGAGATCCAGTTTGTAAAGTATTGTCCTAACCAACGGCTCCTGGTCCATGCTCGTTCCTTTCTCGAGAAACCTAGAACCCAGGTTAGGTTCTAGGAGGGGTATCAGAGACTGTGGTCGATGTTGGTGGGAGTGGTGAAATCCTGCTTCGAGATCTTGTAGCGGGAAAGCACCCACTTGACGATGGCGTAAATGCCAACGCAGTAGATGACAGACTTGACAAGGTTCTCGACGAGGCGGGAGATCAGCATGATCAATCCTTTCGGTCTATGGGTCTCATTATATGCCCTGCTGATCCTGCGAGAAACCTAGAACCCGTGAAGGTTCTAGGCGTGAGAGTCACTTCTTGGTAGAGTTCTGTCGGAAGATCTTCTCGATCTCGGCCCAATCTTCTTCGAGATACTTCTCTACATTGTCGGTCTCCTGGGCGGGCTGATCTGAAGCAAACTTAAGAAGGTGCCGCTGGCGGCGGACGGTCTTCTTGAGCGCCCTGATCTGCTGGGCCTGGGAGTAGACGGTGTACAGAAACATGACGAAGGAGATGAAACCGAATGCGATGAAGAGGCTGGACATGGCGAATTCCTTTCGTGAGGGGTCTCGTTATATGCCTTGCAAAATCCGCGTTCCGATTTTCCCACCCGGGAATTTTTAGATTTCAAAAAATCAGAACGTTTGCGAAAAACCTAGAACCCTTGTGGGGTCCTAGGTCTTTCGTGTCTCAGATGCGGATCTTGGCGACGAATCCGAGTGCCTTGGAGGCGACGGGGAAGATCTGCTCAGCCTTCACGATGGCGAGGATTCCGAGGATGGAGCCGGCGGCGCCTACCACAGCATCGGGGCTAGGGTAGAAACGACGGTGTTTTGCGTCTTGAATCTGCTCAAGCTCCTTGATGCTGCGGAGAGCTTCGCGATAGGCTTCACTGTCGGGATCCATGCCGTCGATGAAAGCGTAAGCCTCTTCGAGGGCCTTCTTGGTGCTCGGCTTGTTGTCGGACATGGTATTCCTTTCAAATGAGGGGTATCATTATAGACCATGTCGATCCCGCGGGTCGTCAGACCTCGGAGACCTTCAGAGTGGCCGTGTCCTTCTTGGTCATGTCCTGGGCAGGGGTCTCCAGAGCGGCGTAGACCTCCTGGTTCTTGTGGTCCACATGGAGTACGCCGTCAACCTCGGGCTCGTAGTTCTTGGCCGCGAGGCCGAGCAGAGCGCCCAGGAAAGTGTCGAGAGCGGTGATGGTACCCACAACCGCCTCAGTGTGAGGGAAACCCCACAAACCCGCCAGGGCGAGATACAGGGTGGCGAGCGCAGGAAGCAGGATCTGTGCAATCCACTTCAGAGTGTTGTAGGTCTGATTCGACAGCGACATAGCGCTTGTCCTTTCTTCGGGTGTCAGGAAAATGGATCGGAAGCCGGTTCACGGCGTCCATTACCTTTTCGGCAGTCCCGTTTCCGCCGAAAGTGTGGTAGGGCTGATACAGATACTTCTGTAAGTCCTCAAACTCATCGATGGTGATGTAACCACGGGACAGATATGCGGTTCCCATAGCCACGATCTGGTTGTGCGCTAGACCTAACATCAGCTGCGTCTTGGCATCATGTCTTTCCGCGCGTTTCTGGAGATATGCCCAGAGACCAGTACTGGTGAGAACGGAGCCGAATATGGTGATCACTAGCTCCACGGTGTGAGACATTTAGCCTCCGATAGAAACGATTGGGCGCACTCCGTACTTCTCAGTCCACTTGGCCCAAGTGACTCGACGCTGATCGCCGTAGTACAGGCCGAAGTAGTCCTTGGAGATCTGATCCCGGAGCCAGAAGGACTCGCCCGGGGTCGGAATCGGGTTGCCGACACGGAAATACGAGAACTGACGAGAGATCGAGCCGATAGTGTGAGTGTCGCCGTTGATGCGGTTGTGCACAAGATATGAGCCGAACATCTCGAACTCAGACGGAATGGTGAGTTGCGGGTACTCCCAGGACCAGTCCTTCTCCGTGCGCTCCCAGGCGTTTCCGGTGTTCTCGTAACCGTGCGGCTCCATAACGGGGAACGTCCGGAAGTCTGACATGGCGAAGACCTGGGTAAGCGTGGCGAAGCGCACCATGCCATTGGAATAGTCCCGTCGCATCTTGGAGCCGTTCCAGCCGTATTCGCACCATCCAGACTCGCCGATGTTGTCGATTCCGAGGTTGCGGTCGCTCATGACCGTGATTCGGTGCTGATTCTCGCCATTCGGGTAGTCCAGCCACCGGTCGAAGTCGACAATGATCCACTTGCAGGAATTATCGTTGTACTGCCAGTAGTCACCCAGCCACAAGCCGTCGAACGTCCCGTTTCGAATGGCCGCCTTCTGGGCGGGCGTCATGACCCGTCCCAGGTTGTTGCCACGAGTAATGACTCGCTTGAGATTCGGGTCGTTGTTGAAGGCGTTGAGGAAATCGTTCTTGTTGTTCAGAGTGATCTGCTTGGGTTGCATGACGCTCTGAGCCCACTGAGCATACTGAGCGCCAACCCTACCGCGACAGTCCGTGACTTCGAAGTCGGCATTCGTCTTGGCTCCCCTGGGAACCCGAATATAGGCGATGATGACCTCGAATGTGTCGTTCGTCTGGGTAGGCTGGGGGACGCCGCCACCCGAAGTTCCCTGAATAACACGGGTACCAGCGGAACGAACGCTAGGCGTCTTGTCGACCCTGAGGGTTATGGCATCGTAACGATCGCCGTCCGTAGCGCCCTCGGTGAGCGCGTAGACCTTGTTTGCGTCGTTCTCAATCCAGTGCCCCTTGAACCAGGCGCGACCAGACTGGACGATGATCTCTCGTCCAGAGCCCTTAGCAGCCTGGTAGCCTCGACCCCAGTTCTGGAATATACCGTCCGAGATGACTCCGTCGAACATGCGGCCGAAGTCGTCGGCGGAGTACTTCCGGTCCCCATTGATAGAGACGAAGAATCCTGATTTCTCTGTCATGTGATGTTCAACCCCGGTTTCGACTTCTGAATATCGGACAAGGACTCGAACGTCGGATAGAAGACGTCGCCCTCCGAGTCTGAGGATGTACGGATATACTCGGTAACCCGAGCGATGTCCTGCTGCCCGAACTCGTTCTGGATCTGCACGAAATCGCCCAGGAAGAAGTCCTCGTTGTAAGTATACATGGACTGCTGAGCAGCCTCACCCGAGAACATCTCGATTGGCATGTGACGCCACAGCTCGGTGTTGCACTGCTCGTGGATTTGGCGATGGATGGATTTCGGGTCATTAGGGAGAACGCCCTTACCCCCCAAGGAATCCTGCATCATGCCGTTGGTATGCTCGACAGATGGCGACTTGAAATATCCCTCGCGCAAACCAAGTCCCGGGGTCCCCACCGTTACGGAGTTGTTCTGCATGGCGTTATTAGAAGCACTACCGCCAAGATACTCCGCGTCGAGAGTTAGTTGTGTGGGGATTTCGAACTTGACCGCTCCCGAGAATATTTTGGTCCGCGTACCGACTTTAGACTTGAAGTAGGTGGCCTTGGATAGGTTGTCATACTTCGGAGAGAATACTACCGGTGGGCGTTCGCCCTGGTTGAATGTTCTGTTTACGCCGTTGTAGGTGTATCCGTACCAATAGTATGGGTCCTCCCCGTCGTACTCAATAGCCCAGCCGGACATAGTCAGATCCGTCAGCTCTTGGACTACCTTATACCAGGAACCTTCCATACTGTAGGGATCCTTATCGTAATCCGGATAGGCCGACCAACCGGACGCATTTCGTATCCTCATATCGCGGACGGGTCCATCACTACTAACTTTGATGTTGCCGATGTCCAACGAAGAAACCGGGCGCCCCCGCCGAATCCCCTCCGGCAGCTCGTCGACCGAATACCACCCGAAGCCTTTTACATGGCGCTCGTGTGACGTGTCAAGGGAGTCTCGCTGCTTGAAGAGCAGGTTGCTGTAGTGTTTGACCACATCCTTGACCTTACCTCGGGTTCGCTCCTCTTTGCAGAGGATAGTCCCCTCCCAAATCGGATAAGGATGCATGACGCGTCGGTCTAATATAGACTCGAGACTGCGACCGCTGACCGTCAACAGCGACTGCTTGCTGTACTCGGTATTGAGCTCGATCTGCTCGATGATCATGAGCTTGTTCGTGCCCTTGGTGTACAAGTAGTAGTCGAGTTGATAGATCTGCAGGTTCTCCAGGGTGCCCGGAACCGTGAGCTTGAAGTCGCCGAACCCGTGAAACCTCTCAGTCCAGATGATGGACTTGTAGTCCTCGCAAATATGCTGGAGGATCATGGATTCATCAAGAACCGCAAGATACATGTCACACCCCCTGATAGAGAACGTCGGTTGAGAAATATACGTCCGTGAGATTCGGATCATTCATGGCGATCTGAAACTCGTTGACACCAGGCCTCAGCTTGAGCCAGTCCGAGTTACGATCCAGTGCCGCTATGAACTTGTCCTTGCGGCCGCCCCGGTTCCGGATGATGGACTTGCGCCCCGTTCTAGAATTGACCGTGACGATGTCGCCGCCCACGATGGGATCGACCTTGTAGTAGGTCTTGTCAAGAAATGCCCCGGTGAGTTTGAACTGGTCTCCGGAGAATGTCTCGGTCACCGTGATCGGAAGCTTGGCCCCTGGGCGGAACGTGAAGACCATGGTAAACCCGGTCTCCACATCGCCCTCATAGTCGATCGTGGCAGACAATAAACCGCGGTCCTTGCTGAACTCCAGCGACGGAGACGGCTGGTCCATGAAGTCGAACTCGAAAGAGGGGATCTCCCTAGACCATTCAAGGTTCTTGTCGATGGCGGTGTCTGCGTCATGCCAGTAAGCGTCCGGACATAGGATGGAGATGTTAATCTCCTGTTCCTTCGAGAAAATGTCCGCCTCAACCGTCTCGACGTACCCCTCGGTCTTGACCCGGCGCTTGTCCGTGTTGATATACACAGTCATGAGCTGCTTGATCTGGAACCAGGAGTATATCCGCTGCCTGCTGGTCTCGATATCGGGCATGGGCAACGGCGCGAGTTTGATCTTGAGATTCCTCATTCCCGCCCTCGCGCCGTTGAATATAGCCACATCCGTAAGAGCCAGTTCAGTCGTGTTGATCGAGGCCTTCGTAGCCGACAGGCCGTCAACAGATTTGACAGCCACGCCGATCCCCCAAGGATCCCTCAGAGTAAGAATGACGCGTTGCTGTCGGTACGTAAGAAACTCGATTGACTCAATCATAGCTCGTACATGGCTCCCTTCACCTGCTCGATCTGGTTACGAGTCTGGCGGTAGATCTCCGCCTCGGACAGCGCCTTCGGCGAGTTGTTGTACTGGTTGAACACGAGACTTGTGCCCTGGTTGTACGTCTCGCTGGGGGCGGTGTCATTCGACTTCACCGGAGTGCTAGTTACGACTCGTCCCGCGAGCTGTGCAGTCGCCGTCGTCGTGAGAGTGCCAGCGATCTCTTCCTGAGGGAGGATTTCGTCGAGACGACCCGCTTGCTCCTCGACCTGCGAGAGGTCTAGAACCGGCCTTATCGTCGGATCGGCATTCTCCCCGAACGCGTTGTTCCAAATATCCTTTGAGTTGCCGAAGCCCTTGGACAACGCGTCGACGGTGTCCGTGGCCATGGTGGTGGCCGCTGCGATGCCCTGCTCAGTGTTATCGGTGATACCGTTCGCAAGACCCTGCATCAGGAAATCGCCGATCTCATACATCACCCTCGAAGGAGAGTGGATGCCGAATGCCGCTTTGACCTTCGAAACAACGGTGCTACCCATGCTCGTGACCGCGCTGGCGATAGATGAGAGCTTGCTGGTGATCGCGTTCTCGAGTCCGTTGACTAGCTGAATGCCAGCGTTCTTCATCTGCGCAACACCCGTGGATACGAGGGTCTTAATCCCCGTGCTGATACCCCTCACGATAGCCATGATGAGCCGCGTACCCGCCTGAGCCATAGCTTCGGAGTTGTTCTCGATCGCGTCGGCAAGTCCATTGATGAACTTGATGACGGTCTTGGCTGCTGCATCGGTGATTCGCGGCATCTCATCGCCGAGACTGGTGATGAACGCTACGATACAGTCTGTAGCCTTCGTCCCGATCTCTGGGATCTTCTGACTCAGACCATCCAGGAAGGATATGAGGACATCCGAACCCCTCTGGACCAACTGCGGCATGTTATCGATGAGAGCCTGCGACAAAGTCAGGATCAAGAATATGGCGCAGTCGATCAAAGCCTGAGCGTTGTCATATATGACCTGGATGATCGCCAGAAGGATCGTGCCCATAAGCTGGACGAACGTCGGGATGGACTCGATCATGGCCTGAGCGCCAGACGTCAGGATGAGCTTGAGATACTCGACGATGGTGCCGGAGTTGTCGATGAGGACTTGCATGAAGTTGATGAAGCCCTCGCCGAGTGCCGTACCCATCGCAGGCATTCTCTCGATGAAGCCGTCGACCGCAGCGAGGAATGTCTGGACACCATCGGCCCCCGAGGTCGACAGGTTCGCAATGGCATCGACCAACTTGGCAATACCATCGGTCGCCAGGCCGACACCCATGCCGATCATCAGGATGGCGCCGCCCAGTGCTAGTAGACCGACTGCTGCGAACTCGGCAACATACCCGACGGCCACCAGAGCAGCCAGACCCAGAGCCATGATGGCGATACCCTTACCCGCCGTAGCCCAGTCCATCTCGCCTAGCATCCTCATCACGGGCGCCAGGAGAGCTAGAGCGGTCACGGTCAGGAAGAGTCCAGCAGCACCGCCGAGGCTTCCTCCGCCGATGGAGCTGATCCCAACGAGAACAGCCAGAGCTGCTGCCATCATGACCAGACCTTTGAGGTAGTCCCCCCATGGCATGGAGGCGAAGCTCTCGATATCGCTGGCGATGAGCTTGAGTGTCTCCGACACGATAAGGAGCGACAGGGCTCCGACAAGAGACTTGCCGCCCCCGAACTTGTCGAGCCTTTGGACCGTGAAGGCCAAGGACGCCAGACAAATATCCAGGGCTAGGATACCCTTGATCGTGTCACCCCAGGACAATGCACCGATCTCAGTCAAGACCTTCGCGATCTGGCGCATGGTAAATGCCAGCGCAAGGAATGCGAACGCTGATGCCTTCTTGACCTTGACTGTACCCATCTCCGACATCATGGACATCATCTTCATGATAAGACCAAGTGCCAGAACGCCCTGAACCAGGTCAGAAAGACTCATCTCACCGAGAGGCTTGACCGCATAAGCAAGGAGCATGACTCCGATACCCAGCGGAACCGCCGTGAGGGCGAACGCTAGGATATCCTTGTTCCTCTTGGTAGTCGTCTCGGCCATCATCAACAGCATCTTTATGACTGCGAAGAGACCGATAGTCCCCTTGAGGATATCGTCCCAAGACATGGTGCCGATGTTGTTCAGAGCCTTGCCCAGGAGGAGCGCGACTCCGGCCAATACGACCAGCGCCAGCATTCGCTTGGTGAGCCCCTTCATGTCCTTGCCCTCGCCGGAGGATTCCAGTTGGTCCTCCGCCTTCTTCAGCATATTGAACATGAAATATAGAGCAGCGCCAGCGGCTACGATCTTACCAGCCGGGATCTGGGCGACAACCCAGAGCGCAGCGGCCAGAACGAGAACGGCACCGGCAAGAATAAGGATGGTGGTCGCCTTGACCTTGTTAGTCGTGGCCTCCATCGACTCCTTGAACCCGTCGATGACGTCCTTGACACTGCCAAGGATTCCAGCGAAGTTGGATCCTGCTTTACCCCACTCCTTGAAGGTGTTGATAACATTCCGAGCAATGGCAAGGAATGTAACCAGAGCGCCCGTCTTGAGGATGGCGTCGAATATGCCCCCGTAGTCACCGTTATCGGCCATGTTCTTAAGCTCAGCAAATGCGCCCTTGAACGGCTCGATGAGAGCCTTGGCGGCGATGACGGCGTAGTGGCCAACAGTGGACAGAACCTTGCCAATGCCGTGGATAAGCTTGACGAAGTTGTGCCACCCGGACGTAGCCTTGTCCTTGAGCTCAAGGTTGGCGATGAACTCCTTGGTGGTATTCCAGCCGTACTTGACAGACTCGGCATACTCGCCCATGAGCGTCTTGAGGTCGCTAAACGCCTTCTTGAACGGTTGGACGTCGAAGTCGAAGTTCAGAGTCGCCAGATTCTTGAGGACGCCCCAGACACCAGCTCCAAACGACGAAAGAATACCGCCGAGGGACGACAACCAGGCAATATCGGGCCCGTTCTGCATGGCCTCGGCCCACTCGCTGAACTTGGTGGACACCTCGTCGTAGAGTGCAGCCAGTCGCTCCATCTTGGGAGTCAACCAGTCGCTGACGACGATGGCCTGCTTGTTGATGCACTCAGTCAACCAGATGATGAAGCTGGTGAGCTTGTCGATCGCTGGAATAAGATGGTCGGCCAGGTGCTGCCCCCAGAAATATGACTTCTTGTAGGCAGACTCGAATAGGTCGACAATCTTGTTCTTGAGCTTGGTGAACTTGGACTCGTTCGCCTCGGCCGTATCTCCGGCTTCCTCGGTGGAGTCACTGGTGATACCAAGCGCCTCACCGACCTCCTGGGCGCTCTCCTTGAGTTCTCGGAAGGGCGCGACGATGGACTCCTTGATGCTGGAGCCCGCAGTCTTCAGAGCCTCCCACAGGCCATCCCAGGCCTCCTTGAGCCGTCTTAGGCTAGGAGTAATCTCGTCATGGAACCCCTCGGAGAAGTTGTTCCATATGCGCTTCAGACCGTGGCCCGTCCAGATGAGGGCCTTGATGACGTTATCGGCGACATTCAGGCTTTCATACCAACTCTGAACGGCCTCGACGCTCTCCAGGAGACTCCAAGACCAACCCGCGGTGTGGCCACGAAGGTTGGAAATGATGGCTCCCAGTCCCTTGAGTGCTCCGCCGGCGATCCATCCGATCACCTTGGCGAAGTCAGTGAGAACCAGTACACCTATTTTGACGATTCGGAAGAACGCCTCGAAGTAGTTGCCGATCGACTCGACCGTAGCCTCGCTGGGGACCAACTTAGCCATGAAGTTGGCGAACGCCTCAGACATTGCATACAGACCCTCGGCGGACGGGCCGCTGAAGACCTGTGAGAACGCCTGACCGATGCGCTGCAACGGATCCCACATAGCGTGGAACAGGGAGGCGAGGCCCTCGAGGACCTTCTGCCTACCGCCGAGGTCAGCCCAGCCTTGGAGGAGGGCGTTCCTGGCGTTACCCATCTGGGTGATGACACCACTCGGCCCTGTGAGGAACGCACCGACCTTGGTCCACAGTTCCTTGGCCTGCTCGAAGTCGCCGAAGATGATACGGAATGACTGAGACCAGGATGAACCGAGCTCCTCACCAATGACCCCCATCAACTGCGAGAACGTCTTGATGTCCTGAGCCGCAGACATACCGGTCTTGGCCAGTTCCTGGATCTGAGCGACCTGCTCTTCGGTGTAACCCATGGAGAGAAGCTGCTCGTCGGTGTACTCACCGGCCATCTGCTTCAGGGTCTCCATCATGATCTCCTGGTCCAGCCATCCCTCTTGAAGGGAGAGCCTGAACGACCCGTTCTTGGCGATCATCTCGTCGACGCTCTTGCCGTGGACCTTGGCTGTCTGAATCAGCTGGTCCTGGAACTGCTTGGTGGCGATACCGGCGTTCTCCAGGGACATCCAGTCCTGAAGCTTCACCGTTCCCGCGGCCATAGCCTGCGAAAGCTGGTACATAGCCCTCGAGGTAGACTCGGAGTTGGCACCAGCGACGGCGGCCCAGTTCGCCAGACCCTTAATCGACGCGACTGAGTCGTCTAGTCCGATACCGGCAGCGGTGAACTTACCGATGTTGGACGTCATCTCGCCGAAGTTGTAGATGGTCTGGTCTGCGTAGGTGTTCAACTGGTCCAGAGCCGCATTAACAGTCTGGATCGTCTCGCCCTTCTGAGCTGTGTTGGCGAGAATGGTCTGAACAGAGTTGAGCTGCAGCTCGTACTCCTTCATACCGTCGATAAGGGGCTGAACCGTGAAACTCGAGAGCATCGAGGAGCCGATTTCGGCGATCTTCCCGCCGATGCTGGCGAGTGCGCCGAATGCAATCGACTGGAGAGCCGAGAATTTGCTCGTAGTCTCAGCAATGCCCGCCTGGGCCTCCGAGAAATTAAGATTCTTGGCGGCCGCGGAGACCTGATTGATCCCCTCAACGCCGCCTCGGAATGCCAATCCCTCCTCGAGCTTCTTGACTCCGTTAAGGGAGTCCTGAACCCCGTTCATGAATTGGCCGTTGTTGAACTTAAGAGCGACTACCCGCTCCTCGATTGACGCCACTAGCCTCTCACCGCACTTTCAAGCTGCTTGACGATGCTGTCGAATATAGGCCTGAGCGCCGGATTTATATAATCCACGCCCTGGACATAGCCACCGGTCCTGGTGCCATGCCCGTATTGCAATATGACTGCGATCGGGACACCCTGCTCCACGTGGGAGTTGTTCCAGACCAGCGATACTCGGTTTCTGCTCCGCTTGATCTCGTAGGACCAGCTGGATGCAGTGTAACCGGACCTGACCGGAGTAGCAGCAGCTAGCGCAGCCACCCCGGCCTGTCCGCAGTCATCGAGGAAATCGAAGAAGCGGCCCTCTTTGAGTCTCTCGAGCCACTTCCCCGTGTCCATTCTCGAATCCATCTCCAGCGTGAACGCCGGACTCATGCGGCCCTCTCACAGGCGGCCGCGATACCTGACACGATGGCACCCATCGCTCCTCGAGACCATCCTGTCTTGAGCTGGTCGGCGTCAGCGGGAATATGCGCAACTGTCGGGAGACCCGAAGCCTTCAGGGCATCCCATGTGGTCTGCGGCGCATTGAACTCCATGGACAGAATATCGCAGACCTTCCCCGCGATGAAGTTCGGATACCATTCCTTGGTTGTGTCCGAGGCGTACGCATACCCCCAGGTCTTGAACCCGCGTGCTCGCATCCCGTCGAACGCCCACTTGGAGTCTCCGTACGACTTGAGTATGACCTTCTGCTCCATGCCCTTGAACATGTCGCAAACGGCCTCCCACTCGCCCAGCTTATGCTTCGGATCGAAGACGATGACGTGACTCTTGGCGTACGTGTCCATCAACCAATCAATCGTCGCCGGCATGTACTGGGTCTTCGACGCCGCGGCCTTGATCTCCGCCCAGGTGTACTCGTCGGCGTTCTTGGTCAGAGCCGGAACAAGACGCGACAGACTCTTGTCGTGACAGCCGAACCAGACGCCGTCCTTGCTGCGAGCGGCAGAGAACTCCAGCGCGTGAGCGTGGTAGTCGACCGCCTGGGTGTATCCGATCTCCGTGTGCTCGGGCCAGGACTGGGATCCTCCACGGTGCCCCACGATGAAGTGGGGAATCGTGAGAAGCTCCGAGATCGTCTTTGCGCCTTCAGGAATTGCTCGCATCGTGACAGTCGGAGTCTCCCGAGTCCCGTCCCACACGGTAACGCCGATCTGGGATCCGTCAGCGAGGGTCGGATCGAGCGAGTCGTTCTGCTCCTTAAGTCGTACGTCGACGCCGAAGAGGGCACACACGCCGGTTTCGCTTGGCGGAACGTACGGCGACTGAGCGTATCCGATGACGATCGAAGACCAGGACAGCTTCGTGTCCTTACCCCAGGCACCATTAGTCAACGACTCGACGTTTGGCGGGAAAGTCGCTACAGGAGCAGTGTTTACATCATGCTGTACGAACCCTGTAATCTGAGGAAATGGCCCGTTTTTCCAACCGTCAGCACTCTTGCCGGGCGTACCCGGGACCAGGCTCTTGACCTTGGCACCGTCAAACACCGCGAGGACCGCGACGTGCCGCCCGTTATGTTTCGGATCCGGAGACTTCCAACCCACGTCCCTGGTGTCGGCAGGATCAGCAACCATTTTGAAGGCCACGGTACAAGACCGGATGTCCTCGCCATGGGCGTACTTTCCGGTCCAACCGGAAGGCGTGCAATCCTGCATATGGTTGAGTTGACCGCCCACTACGAGCAGCGCCCAGTCCCCAACGGCCGACGGAACGCTGAGTTTCTCGTCCTGGTTCTTGGAGACCGCGATACCCTTCATGGGAGACGCCATGATCAGACCTTTCGTACGATAACCGTGTTCGGAGGAGTACCAGCGGGGACCTGCTCCTCGCGACCAAGGATCAGGACGTTCCCATTACCGCCTCCCCCGCCGCCAGCTGGACGATTTTCCCTTATGGAAACGTCGACTACACGGTCCTCAGCCAGAGTGACCGTCTTGGTGGCACTCCACCCCTGGTCATCCAGGAAGAGACGAGCGTTGGTGCTTCGGAAGAACCACACCATACCGTCGATCTTACCGTTCTCTCCGGCAGTATCGATATAGGTGGGTCCGTCATCAGGATCGACCGTCAGCGTGGCGAACGGAGGAATGTCTCCCTTGACGCGACAGTAAGGCACGGCGGCCTCACTTCTTCTCGTCGAGCTTCGTGTTGATCTCGTTGAGAGCCTTCAGGATCTGGTCCTCCTTGTAGGAGACATCCTTCAGCCAACCAACGATAGGGCCGTCGAAACGACGACCGGCGATGCCGGCACCAGTCTGGTCGGAGACCTCAACGAGACGGTCCTTGATCTCAGAAAGCAGATCAGTTGCGTATGACACTTCGAGTTCCTCTCCGCCGTCGCTCGTGCCCTGAGACGGACGGCCTTTGTTGTACCAGTAGCGGCATGCATCGGAGAAAGGCACGCCGTACGCTTCGTAGGACCCGTACATGGTCCCGGAATTGTAGCGAGACCCCACACGGCGGAGGTCCTCATAGGAATCGCCCTCGGCATCGATAAGACCCTTGAGGATGGAGCAGCCGACCTCGGCTGACTTCTGCGGATCCCACCAGGCTCGGTCGGGATCATTGATGAAATACCCGTTGTAGGTGATCTGAAGTGGGCCGACACCGTTCGAGGTGCCCCACTCAGATACGATGGGCCAGAAGTAGTTCTTGAAGTTGTGCTCTGTGACCTCACCCCAGCCCGAGCAGGCACCACCGGCGTCATGGCCGTAGATGTTGGCACCCTCCTCACCGGTCTCCACCTTGAGGCAACCGAGAGCAGCCCACCAAGGACAACCGACAGCATCAGCGGCGCGAAGAACCGCCTGCTGAATGGAGGTCCCGGAGGATGACTCGGCGTGTGAGGGGGCCGAGCCGCCATGGTTGTCCCGTCGACGAAGGCAGTGGGTCCAGGATGCGGACATGGTATAAGGATGCTCGTCATACTCCTTGGACCGGACCTCTTGCTCAGTCTGGTCCCCCATCCAACCATCGTCACTTCCGTCCTCGGCGATCCATGCCTCAGACAGGATTGTCGGATTGAGGCCCGTCACAATGGCGACGTGCCCTTTACCGCCCGAAGCCGCCTCGGACAAGACGATATCGCCGACCTCAAAGCCGCCGTCGGGTTCGTTGCCCGTCCAGGAATCCGAGATGTCAGCGAAGTTGCGCTGAAGACACTCCTCCCGCAGCGACCCGGTCCAGGTTGACCTGGGGAAGTAGCCGGCAGTGAAGGGCTCGCCCCACTCGTGGTGAGCCGCGAGGTTGTAGCAGCCTGCGACGAGAGCCGAGCAGTCGGCATTGGCGGGCGGATTGATGAGCCAGCCGTCCCAGTCGGACCGATCGTAGAAGGTCCAGCGGTCTGGCTGCGAGTAACCGACATCCGCGACGTCGGCGTAGTACCTGGCGCAGGATGCTGCGTATTGAGATACAGTCATTTTGACCTTTTCAGCCGTTAGAGTTCTCGATAGGAGCGAAGACCGTCGGGACGATCCTGTTACCCTCAGCCTTGATCCACATGACTACCGTGTTGTTGGGGCGAACCTCGATGGTGGAGCCGTCAATGGTTCCGTCGCCCTTCGGGAGCGGGAAACAGGTTCGGGTCTTCACTTGGAATGCCGCCGGGATGTCTGCGAGCCGACGTTCGGTGTTGATTGGGCCGCTGAAGTTGGCCCCCTGCCAGCCGTCACCCTTGATTCGGATGTAGACTGTCCCAGCCATTACCCGATACTGGTAGGAGCCAGCGCCTTCTCCGCTGGTGATCTCCTTCCAGCCGGTGTCGAACGTGCCGTAACCAGAGGCGGCGCGGGAGTTGAACCACACGACCTTCTCTGGCATGGACTCCTTGAGGTCGATCATCTTCTGATCGGAGCTCCCGTCCTGGCGGACGACCCGAAGCAAGGCCTTGGAGCCCTCATAGAAGGCGACGTCCAGCTCGAAGTTGGGATCCGCCCCCAGAGTGATCGAGGCGTCGGTGACACCATTGGTGGGGGAGATGTATACGGTACTGAACGGACTGGACTCTCCCCGAACTTTTGCGTGGAGGAGAGGAGTAATGCCGGGCATACTAACCTCTTGAGTTGTACTTGGCCCGTCTCGCCGCGTTCAGAGCCTGATTCTGTCGAAGCGTGGCGGCGGTCGACATCTTCTTGTCGGGTTGGTTCTTGACATTGCACACTCGAATGAGTGTGAGAAGTCTATGAAGGTGCCAGTGCTGGCACTCGAACGGAATCTGGAGAGCGACCATCCAGTAATAGACCAGCTCTGACGTGATGGTGTTTCGGCTGGGGCTGGATCCCTCAGCTTCCACGAATGTGGTTGCCGTCATCGAGTCCTCGATGTACTCTCGGATCCGTTTCACGTTGTTCATGGACAAGTGCGAGTAGACGACGGGGTCGACGTCATTCAGAGTCATGCATTTGATGTAGTCCAGGACCTGCTCTTCGGTGAGCTTCTCGTTGCCGATGTATGGGATGTGCCACTTTGACTCCCATTTTGACAGAGCGACGAGACTGTGCTCAAGCTCGAGGTCTCCCTCGAATCCGTTGATGAACTCGTTGCGATCCTCGTCGTAGAGCTCATCCCCGACGACGTGAATCGTCAGCATTCGTTCCTCCCTGGGGTCACCACGGACCCCGGAGCGCATCACGGGGTCCGTGGGAGTTGTCAGCCAGCATTCTTGACGGCGGTGATGACCTCGTCAGGGGTCGGGAGCTTGGCGTCGTTAGCGCCGTCGCCCCAGATCAGCTTCTCGATAGCAGTCATGCCGTTCTTGCCGATGACACTGGAGTCGAGGGTGACGACACAGGTCGGCTTGTGGTCCGTAACGTTCACCGGGGTGCCCTTGAAGGACCACGAGAAGGTGATCGCCTCAGGGGAGTCGTTGATCGTACCGTAGGACCGCTCCGAGGGGGAGGCGGCCAGACCGTACAGAAGGTGCAACTTGTAGCCGTAGTTGTTCTTCTGCTGGTCGTTACCCTTGATGGTGCGGTAAGCCAGCCCGAAGGAGGAACGCTCCTGCTGGCCGATGACGACCTTGTCGACAATTGCCGAGCCGTCACACTGGAGCCACTCGTCCGGGTAGGTGTAGGCCTCGATCTTGCCCTCGAACGTCTCCGCCGAGGTCAGAGAGAGGTACTTGATGTTGTCCGCGTACAGGTCGGTCTGCTCCGCACCAGACGGGGTCTCAGTCACGTTGGTGAGACCCGACCAGGCGACGCCCTTGCTGTAAGCGCCAGTGGTGGGGTTGACGGGGAAGAGGACCCCACGGTCCACACCAGTCTCATAGAACTTCTTGCCCGTCTCGTCCCATGTAAGGACTGCCATCTATACTCCTTGGTAGATGTTGAACACGTCGTGATGAAGGTTGTGCGAGACGAAGTGCCTCTCGAAGGTGGACATAGGCATGTCGGCCAGGACGTCCAGTACCGGCTCGTCGGGATTCCTGCTGATGAGGGTTACCGAATAACGCGGCGTGTACATCCAATTGGTGTTGTCCCCGAACTTCGAGTCGGCTCGACTCCGTTCGTACACGATGCACGGGTAGGTGAGCTGGACGGACTCCGGGGGTTGGAAGTAGACGTTCCTAGAGCCCAGCGCTTCGACGAGTTTGTTGTGGAACTCAAGGCGTTGGGCCATTGTACACCTCTCCGAGGTTGAGGATGAGACGGGGGCGGCGGACCTCCACGTTTGTGACGACCCAGCGCGCCCCCATCCATCTCACATACTTGATGGCGAAGAAGTTCTCCTCGGCGTAAGAGTCGGCCAAGATGGAGATCTCGTTGTTGAGCCGGAGATTCTGGAGAACCTTCGGCTCGCTGTCGTACTGCTTCTGGGAACGGTTCACGTCCCCGTAGTACTCCCTCTCCGTGATCTTGTCCTCGAACACTCCCGGCGATGTCTCGACAGCGTGTCCGTAACCTATGCTTCCGAAGAATCTTGCCATTTTGACCGGATCAGGCCGTAGCCTTCTCGATGACGATCGCGGACTTGTACTTCGTCAGCGAGCCCGAACAATGAGCCTCCAGCAGGTACTTCTGCTGGTTGAAGTCGATGTCGAACTGCTCGAAGAAGGAGGTCTCGCCACCCTTGTCAGCACCCAGGGTGTAGTCCTGCATGTTGACGATGATGCCGAGCAGGTTCTGGGTCTTGCCTCCGACCTCGCGCTTGGCGCCCTCCATGACCTCAACCTCGATGACATCCGAGACGTTCAGGGCGTTGGCAACGGCCTGCTTGGTCTCGTAGATGTAGCGCTGGTTGATGTCCTTGATCTCGAGCATGTCGCACACGAACGCGTTCGTGGTGAACAAGACCGGCATGCCGGAGCCCTTGTAGAACTTCCGGGACCGACGAACGGCGTCGATGATGTCGGGAGTCTTGGCGTCCTTGTCGATCAAGACCTTGTGGGAGAACAGCTCGTCATCCTTCCAGATGGGACGGATGCTGGTCTCCTTGATCTTGTCGGCGTCGGACACCTCACGACCGTCACCGATCAGGACGGCGCGAGCGAGCTCCTCCTCGAGGGCCAGGCGCAGGTTCTGCTGCATCCAGGCGACGACGTTGAACGTGGTGATGTCGAGGACATCATCACGGTCGATCTTCGTCTTGTTGTAAACGGTCGTCGGCTCGGTCTTCCGGTTGGCGACCTCGTAGACGACGTCCTTCTTCCGGCTGGCCTTGACGTAGCCCTTGGCCCGCAGGTCGTCAGTGGTCAGGTTGGACCACTGGGTCTTGACTCGGGAGAACGGCGAGTGCTTGGCCCCCTGGAGAACCTTGGAAACCCAAGAGTTCTCGCGCATGATGCGCTGGGGCTCCGGGTCCAGGTTGGTGGCGTCCGGGAACAGCAGCTCCGGGTTCTTGATGCCGTAGTCTGCGGCGTGAGCCAGGACAGCGGTTCGGAGCGTCATGCCGGGCTGACGAGCCTCGGCGAAGATCTGCTCCTCATCAGCGTGAGAGAGTCGAGGCCCAACGCTGTGCAGCGCGTCGCCCTCGAAGATGTTGGAATGCATCAGAGTATCACCCCCGAAGTCGCCGTGCTCGGCGTCCTCATCGTAGTCTTCGTCGTCATAGCCCTCATCGAACTCTTCGTCCTCGTCGAAGTCCTCATCATCGTCGTCAACGTCACCGCTGATCTCCTCGATAAGGGCCGCAACAGCCAGACGCTGGTCATCGTCGAGGGTCTCGAGGACATCGGCGACCGTGAGGTCGTCCTCGTCGTAAACCTCGTCTTCGTCCATGGATTCTGTGTCCTCCGTTGTTTCTCCGGAATCGTGCGAGAGCGTAAGGCCTGAGTAAATAACGGCCTCATCCTCGGACTCGGTCCATGAACCATCCGAGTGCTCCAGAGCAACGTTGTCGATCAAGGCGCCCGGGTTGGCCCCGGACAGGACCATGGAAACCTCGACGATGTTGCCGTGAATAACGTCAGCCCCTCGCTGGTCGAGGCGGTTGGCGTAGATCGAGAGAGCCTTGACGTCGCCGTGCTTCACGAGCTCCTTGGCGTTCTCCGCGCCGGGAGTGTCGTTAAAAGCGCAGTAGGCGTAAACACCCTCATTGCGATTCTCGAGCAGTGCGTGCCCGAGAACGTTGTCGACGGCGTTGTGCCCATGCTGCCATACAAGCGGCACGCGCTGGCCGTCATTCTCCTTGAACGCATTATGCTTGATAGTGCGTCCGTCGGAGCAGGTCAGGTCGTTCTTAGTGGCCCAGCCACTGAAGTCGAACTTCATCCTTCTCCTCTGACTTGGCTCATCGGCATGCTGAGCACTGACTGAACATCAGGACCGGAGTCCGAAATATCCCCCTCGCCGTCCAGGGAGGTATCACCCATCTGAGGGTTGATGTTCGGGTTCTGCAACTGATCCGCCTGCTCGTTCGGGGACGGCGGAAGACCGATCCTCGTACGAGCCTCGTTCGGCGTGATAACCTGGTCCCTGAGCATGGTGTCCAGGGACGTGACGATCTGGCTCGGTGGGACGTTCTTGAACGGGTCACGGATGTACTGCACGGCCTGCCCCTGGGTGCGCGCAGTCTTCGTGAGGAAGGCCTTGCTCATCCCGTCGGCGAGCGCCGAGAGTACGGGCTCCACAGCCCGGTTCCAATAGTGCGTCCAGACGATCTCCGTCGCAGTGCCCTTGAAGACGTCCTCCGAGATACCCAGTCGACTCATGAGCTCGGCGGTGAGGAACTTGATCTGATCGAGCAGGTTGTTCTCCGCCGGGCGGTTAAGCTGGGTGATCTTCTCGGAGCCGTCGGTGTAGGCGATCCCGTGGCCGCCCTTGCCGAGCTGGTCCTCGATGGACTGGATGCGATTCTCCGCCCGCTGGCGCATGGCCTCGGTCTTAACGACGTATGGGAGCTGAATGATGATGTCCAGCTTTCCAGTGTACGTCTTCTCGTCGGCCAGGTCTAGCATGGAGAGCTTTCGGCTCAGTCGCTTGAGGGTCGAGTTCGGCTTGTTCATCACCTCATAGAGAGGATTCTCGATGATGGCGACGGTGCGCTTCGGCAGGATCACTCGCTGCTTGGTTGAGCGAGCCTGGTTGTAGACCTCAACCTCGACCTGCTCGGGGAACCACTGCGTGATCCGCCCAACTCGCAGTTGTTTGATGTCGAAGCTATTGTTGGTCCTCGGGTCCAGGTCTGACTCAACAGGAACGATCGCGATGACGCCCTCGTCGAACAGGGACAGCACGGCGTCTTGGATGAAGGCCCGGCCGCTCTGATCAATGTTGGGCTCCAGCATCAGGCAGTCGTTCAGGGCCGACCGCCGAACGCCAACAAACGTTCCATTTTGAGCTGTGTCGACATGTCGGATCGGCGTGGCGGACACGTCGATAGCGATCATGTTGAACAACGACGAGATGATCGACTTGTCGGCCGTCCATCCAAGCGCGAGCCGGTCGGCCCGTACGCTGTAGGAAGGACCGAGGTTCGATCGGTCGACGTCCCTGCCAGTGAAGGCGTTGTAGGCGTGCTGTAGTCTATCTCGCAGTCCTATGTCCTTCACCTCCTAGTCGAACATGTCCTTGTTGAGTTTGTAAGCGACCCAGGCGTCCATCAGGGCAGCGACCGAGTCGATCTTGTTCTCCCGTCGGGCCTTCAGGAGCTTGCGGTTCCCGTTGGTGTCCTCCAGGGTGATAGCATTCCCCATCGTGAAGGTCATCATGGATTGGTCGAAGAGGAGCTTGCGATCCTCTGCCATGTCCTTGATCTCACCAAGGGGCACAGACTCAGTCCGGGCTCCCTGGATCACCTTCTCGATGCCGAACGGTCCGTTCTCGTTCTCCCAGCGGGTCACGAACTCTTTGGCGTTGTACGGGTCGAAGCCCAGGCATCGCACGTCGTACTCGCAGTCTGCGATGAACGCCTCGAGGTCTTCGTAGACGTTCATCATGTCAAGAACCGTACCCTCGAGCACCATGAGCGAGCCCTCCTGTAGGAACTCCTCGTACTTCTGACGAGTAGCTCCAGGGAGGCGCAGCATGGTACGCTCAGAAATGTAGCAGCGCGTCTTGACGCCAAACCTGCCCCGGCTAAGGGGGAACAAGAATGTGAAGGCGGTGAAGTCATCGCCCTGCGACAGGTCGACGCCGATGGAGCACGGCATACCCCAGAAGTCCTGACGGTTGTGCCGCAGGGTCTCTTCGTAGGTGAAGAAGTATGTGTACCCCTCCATGGGAATGCCGAACCTCTTGGCCAGGATGTCGTTCCTAGCCGCCGGCACGTGCTCCGCCCGTTCGACGTCACGCTGATATGTCTCGTAGGAGACGGTAGCCCCGAGGTTAGGCTGGGCCTTCAGCCAGGTCGACGGATCCCCGACCTCCTTGAGGTCGTCGAGCCTGTAGTAGAAGATGGACGTGTGGGGATCCGAGTACTCCCCCCGAAGAATGTTGAGGAGCTCCATCTTCATGTTGTCACCGGCCGAGTTCCGGACGGTACCCTCTGAGGACACGGCCAAGATAAGCCAGTCGTCAACCTTAGACGCGCCCTGCTCGATAGCGCCGACCACGTCTTCGCGAATATCGCCCGAGAGCCACTCATCCACCGTGTTCATCTTGGTGCGAAGGCCCTGGAGCTTGTCGATCGACATAGGTCGAACCTCGAGCAGGCTGTTAGTCATGAAGTTCTCGATCCCCTTCTTGGTGGGGACGAGTTTCTGCCTGAGAGCGCGGCTACCAGTCGTGTTCTGCAAAGACCCCTGAGTCATGAAATCGAACAGGGGGCCCTTGGCTCTTGTAATTGCGGTGCGGAAGGGCTGCATGACCTCCTCAGCCTGCTTCATCGTCGGCGCGGTCGTCACCTGGTGGGTGGTCGACGTGTCGATCGTGAGGAAGTAGGCTTGGAGGAGGGTTTCGTACAGAGACTTCGCCCCGCCTCGAGCGACGATGATGTACTGCTTGTTGATGAGGCGTTGCTTCACCCGGCGCTTCTCGAAGTGACCGCCAGCTGTCGTCTTGTTAGGGACGTAGACTGATCGCTCGGTGAAGATCCACCATCCGAAGATCTGCTCAGCCCAGAGCTTGAAGCTTGGGAGGAGCCGGAGATCGGATCCGTCGGTTAGAGTCATCTCCGCTTCCGCGAAGCGGATGAACCCCTCCACAGCGTCGCTATCGTAATAAAAACCGGGATTGCGAATCCGATCATCGATCCTATTCATCTCCATCTCGATCTCCTTGCAGATCGGAATACGACCTGCGAGGACATCGTCTCGGAACTCAGCGTAATATCGCGGGGTAGCGGTATTAGAGAGCATGGTCAGCGACGGCGCTTCCTGGAACGTCCACGCTTACCGCCACTAGCGGCCTTTCGGATGGCATACGGGACCGCGCCCGCTGCCGTGCCGGTAGCGAGTCCGACGACAGAAGCCTTGACGAGCTTTTCGGCAGCGGCCCCCTTGGTTCCCGTAGTGTGGAGCTTCCTGTAGCCAACGCCACGAGGGGCAACCTGAAGGGCCTTACCCGGGGTCTTCACGCTGGCTGTAGACTTAGCCGCTGCCCCAACTTTGGACTTAGCGGAACCCGCTGCGGCCCTTGCTGCTGCGCCCGCCTTGGACTTGGCCGAACGCGCTGCCATACCAGCTGCGGACTTTGCGCCGCTGACGCCGCCTGTAGCTGCCCTGCGGGCCTTATTACCGACCTTCCATGCCCCTTGCTTGGCCCTGAAGCCAGCGGAGCGAGCTGCGTGACCGGTCTTGAACGCGGCGGCGTTGGCGGCGAGACGAGTGGCCTCGGCGTACTTACCAGCCTTGGAATACTTCAGCTTTGAAGCCGCTGTCTTGACTCGAGCCTGGGCACCGAGGTTACGGCCCTTGTCCTTAGCGGATGCTCCATGCTTCTTGGCCAGAGCGGCGATCTTCTTGCCCTTGCCGGACTTGTGCAGGTAGTACCCCGCGCCAGCGGCTGCTGCCGTTCCGAGAACGCCGGCAATAGCGGCTTTCTGCTTACGGGAAAGCCCCTTGCGCTTCTTGGTTGATCCGGCGCCTCCGGAAGCGGCTCGCTGCTTGCGAACGCCCCACTTCATGCCTTTG